GATCGCGTTGACGTTGCGCGATCCCCGGATCATTCTCGACATCGGCTGCAACGATGGAACGCACACGCGGCTCTTCTTCGAGCTCTTCAAGCACGTCCGCGTCTATTCCTTCGAGCCAGACCGGCGAGCGCAGCAGCGCTTCATCACTGCAACCAAAGACTATCCGAAGGCGCACTTGATTCCGCTCGCAGTTGGTGCGGAGAACAACGCCGTTGATTTCTATCCGAGTGAGGGTGGACCGCCGGGACAGAACTGGCCGCTCGGTTGGGACATGAGCGGATCCATCCGACAGCCGAAGGGCCATCTACAAGCGCATCCGTGGTGCAAGTTCGGACAGAAGACCAAGGTGATGATGACGCGGCTCGACGATTGGTCACGTCAAGTCCGGCTCGACAACACTCACATTGACTTCATCTGGGCAGACGTGCAAGGCGCCGAGGTGGATTTGATCACCGGCGGGCTCGAGACGCTCGCGAAGACGCGCTACTTCTTTACGGAGTACTCGACAAAAGAACTCTACACCGGTCAAGTTGACCTCGAGCGCATCCTCGAGATGCTTCCGAACTTCGAGATCGTCACGCTCTGGCGGGAAGACGTGCTCCTCAGAAACAAGGACTTGACCCGTGAAGCTTAGCATCTGCTGCGTGTCGGACGGCCAGCCACGAGCCGAGCGTTTCCTGCGCGAGTTCTGTGAGCTGGGAAAAATGCTCGGCGCCGAGGTCGTCTTCGGCGCACACGGTCCCGCTGCTGAGGCGCTCTGTTGTGCGCTCGACTCCAACTACGTCGTTGCTGTCGAAGGTCAGATCGTCGAGGAGATGCTCGATCCTGTCCTCGACACTTGCAACGGCGACTACATTCTGCGTCTCGATGATGATGAGCTACCATCTGCCGGCATGGTGCAGTGGCTCAGCGAAGGTTGGTTCCTCGAACACGACTCATGGTTCTTCGCGCGGTATCACCTCTGGCCCGATGACCGACACGTTCTGGTCGAGTCGCCGTTCTTCCCGGACTTTCAACAGCGCTTGACGACAAAAGAAAAGTCGAAGCGCGGTCCGGAGTTGCACGCCGGCTCGCCGTTTCCGGCGTATCGTGCGCCGGTCTACATGGAACACCACGCCTTCTTGGTGAAAACCAAGGAGGAACGTCGTGCGCTCACGGCAAAGTATCACTCGATCAAGACAGGCGTCTACATGGACCCGGCGCTGGTCGATGTCGTATGGCCGGAAGACGCACCGCCGAAGCGCTTGCGGATCGAACCGATCAGCGAGTATCTGATCGAGAAGGCTCGCGTGCAGACCTGGTGGAATCAGCATGTTGAATCCAAAACTTAGTCTCACGGGCGTCCCGGAAATGAAGGGAAAGTTCGCGCGGATCAAGTCAGGATTCGGCCGCGAGGTGGTGGCGGCGCTCTATCAGGAGACGCAGATCGAAACGACGGAAGTGAAGCGGCGCACGCCGGTAGATACGGGTGAGTTGCGTGCATCTGTCCACGTCGTCGGACCGTTCTCGCAGGGCGACCGCATTTGGACACTCATCGCGTGCGGCGGACTCGCTGCGAAGTATGCCGTCTACGTCCACGAGAATCTCGAGGCGTTCCACAAAGTGGGCCAGGCAAAGTTTCTTGAGTCGGTCATCCTCGAGAGCCGACCGTTCATGGCGAAGCGGGTCGCGGATCGAATCAGTCTCAACCGCGCGCTTGCAGGTGGACAATAATGAGCGTCTTCCTTGACGACTTGGTGATCCAGCTCGCCGCCGAAGGTTGCGGTAGTTCTGGGATCGACATCTTCTTGAGCACGATGGCGCACATTCCCGTCTTCCTTTCGAGCGGGACGTTGCAGCTCATCGAGACCGGCGGCACGGCTCCGGAGAACACGCAGAACACCACGATTACCCCGGCCTACCTGCGGCCCTCCGCGCAGATCACGGCGCGGGCGAATACCTACGCCGTCGCCAAAGCGAAGGCGGACGCGGCCTTTGCCGCGCTCTACAAGGTTCGGAATCAGGCGATCGGGTCGACGTTCTATCGCTCGATTGCCTGCTTGCAGTCGCCCTTTGACGGCGGGCCAGACAGCCGCGGTCAAGCACAAGTGCAGTTCAACGTCATCGCCATCAAACGCCCATAGGAGCCCACAGTGAGCAACGTCTTTTCTCTCGAGCAGCTCAAGACCGCCAACTCCACTCGCTACGTTGAAGTGGAAGGTTACGGCGGAATCATTCGACTCGGCACACTCCGCACTGCGGACATGATCGAGTGGGTGGAGTCGAACGAAGACGCCACCAAGTCACGGTTCGCCGGCCTGCGCTTGCTCGTCAAGTCCATCGTGGACGCCGACGGCAACCGCATTCCGACCGAGCAGTTCGAAGACTACCTGGAAGCGTTCAAGAACAAGGACGCGAAGGAGAACGGCGTGCTCGTTGGGGCCGCGCTGAAGCTTAACGGCTTCGACTCGGCCTCGAGGCAAGCAAGAAAAAACGACTCCGGCGAAGCGATCCCCGCCGCTTCGCTTACCGTCTAGCACTCGCAGTCGGTCGGCTCGATGTCGACCAACTGCTTTCGGAGATCGACTACGAGACGTTCGCAGCGTGGCAAGAGTTCGACCTGATCGAACCAATCGGCGGCCGGCGCGGTGATTGGCAAGCGGCGTTGATCAGCTCGACGATAGCGAACACCTCGCTGAAGAAGTTAGATGCGCCCTTGAAGACTCGGGATTTTCTGCTGACCTACGGGGAAGCAAAGGAGATCGCCGAGCTCGAGAAGCCCAAGGCTGAGAAGCCCAAGGGCAAGACCTGGCAAGAGTTGAAGTTCCTCGCGCAGATCGCGGTGAACTCGATGAAGCCAGAGAAGAAGAGAAAACGACGATGAGTGAAGCACTCGACGTTGGCACACTGTCCGGGCGGATCGAACTTCAGGACCTGTCTTCGAAGGTCCTGGAGACGATCGGCGGTTCGCTCGGGAAGTTCCAGTCGGACTTTGCTTCGGCTGGTCAGACCGTTCTCAACCAAGCGACGGCATTCTTCACCGCGCAAGCGGCGATCAACGCCGTCGAAGGTGCGTTCTCCGCAGCGATCAAGACGCTCGAGCAGTTGACGGTGCAAGGCGCGAAGGTCTCGGATGTCGAGAATAGCTTCGATCATCTCTCGACGAGCGCTGGCCTTCTGAGCAAGACATTGCTCGAGTCGCTTAGGCAAGGCACGCACAGCACGATTGACGACTTCAGCCTCATGCAGCTGGCGAGCCACGACCTCGCTGCCGGATTGAACCTCACCGATCAGCAATTCGGTGTGCTGTCCAAGGGCGCGTTCGCACTCGCAAAGGCAACGGGGACAGACGTCAAGACGGCGCTCGAGTCCATGAACGATGCCATGATCACCGGCCGCGTTCGTGCGCTCCAGTTGCTCACTGGCAAGATCGACCTCACGGATGCCGAGGACAAGTTCGCGAAGAGCCTCGGCGTGACGACGGACCATCTATCGGCGCAGGGCAAGCAGGCAGCGATCCAGCAGGAGATTCTCAAAGCCGTCGGTGACGCCACCGAGCGTATCGGTGTGCAGCAGGATGGACTCCGAGAGAAGCTCGCGCAGGCGACGACATGGTGGCAGGACTTCCAGGACCAACTTGGCAAGACCGTCGCGACTTCGCCCGTGCTCATGGCCGGGATCAACGCGGTTGAAGACGCACTCAAGGAAGCGTTCGGAGGATCGCAAGGTAATCTCATCAAGCAGATTGCCCATGAGATCGACAACACCGCGATCACCGCGATCGAGTTCGGCAAGAATGTGGTCGACGCTCTCGGTATTGTGATGATCGAGTGGCAAGCGCTCAAGACGGTCTTCGTCACCGTCGAGCAGGGCATCCGCGCGATCACCTACGTGGCAGAAGAGTTGCTGCTTGGCCTCGAGAAGATTGCCAACTTCGCCAGCGGCGGGCTCGCACTCAACGATTGGATCGCGGCAACCGAGAAGGACATCGACCGGCTCTATACCGCGATGGCGCAGGGCGAGAACACCATCACTGGCTACAAGGAAGCCCAGCAAGCTGCGGCAGAAGAGACGGGCCACTTCAACGATGCGCTGACCAAGATCGAGAACCGCATGAAGGCGGCGCAGAAAGAACAAGAAGACACGAAGCTCGGCACAGATGCACTCGCTAGCTCGACGAAGAATGAAGCTGCGGCCGCGAACGCAGCGGCAGACGCGCACTCGAAGCAAGCGCTGACCATCGCTATGACGAAGGAAGAGGCGAAGAAACTCAAGGACGCGCAGGAAGAGCTCGCATCAACCGGCGAAGGATGGCGCGGCACGCTCGACAAGATCAGCGAGAGCGCGCACGCCCTGGCGAAGTCTTACCTCGAGGCCGGTGCATCCTCGAGCGCGATCCAGACCGTGCTCAACCTGACCGCCGCGCAGACCGCCGCGATCCAGAAGGAGATTGCCGAGGAAACGAAGGCGAAGGAACTCGAGCGCAAGGAGATCGAAGACAGCGCCGCTCGCTGGGCATCGTATTATGACCTGCGGATTCAACGCTCGGGTAGCACGACCGACAAGGAACGCGCGGACATCCAGAAATGGGTGGCCGATCAGGTCAAGGCGCACGCCGACGCGAAGACCGACACGCAGGACTTTTACGACTGGGTCGAGCAGATGTCTCGAGAGATGTACGCGCAGCAGGAGCAGCAGCGGCTCGAGGCTGACGTGCACTCGAAGGCACACTTCGAGAAGATGGCGCAGGATGCCCAGGAAGCCTTCGACTTCGCTCGAGCGAACTCGGATCAGTTCACGCAGCAATACATCGACGATCTCGGCGAAGCGTCTCACGCCGCCGATGAAGCCGCCAAAGACTGGCGCGATCAAATGGGCGGCGCGCTCGATGATGTCGCGCAGAAAGCTGGCGTGGTCAAGTCCGCGATTGACAACCTCGAGTATACGGTTGAAGGTCAGTCGGCGTCACCGATCACGCAGTATACTATCGACACCACACCGGGTGGAGCGGACGCGCTTCTCGACAAGTTGAACTTTCTTATGCAGAACATCGGTAGCGAGAAGGCGAACATTCACGACTTCGCTTCGCAGAACCAATACTTCGCCGACCTCGCTGAGCTCAACGCGCTGAAGGCTGCCTACGACATGCTCAAGTCGCAGTCGAAGAAGGCGCCGAAGTTTGCGAGCGGAGGTATCATCGACGCCGGCACCGACGGCACACTCGCTGTGCTGCACGGTCAGGAAGCCGTGCTGCCGCTATCGAAGGAACGGCTCGAGGCGTTTGGTATCGGAGCGAATCAAGTTACCAATCATTTCTACGTCAACGGCACGGGCGTGCAAGTCGCCAACGAGGTCGCTCGCGTGCTGATGGATCAGCTCAAGTCCGTGCGTCAATTCGGCGCGGCATAAAGGAGAATCAGTATGGCTCTTGGATACGTCGAAACAATCATCACCGCGCAGGGAGACGGCGGAACATTGACCGCGGCCGCGGCCGCATCGGCCCTGCCTGCGGCAGCAGTCTTCACCTTTCCGGCGAACTACTTCAACCGGATCGGGATGCAAGTCATCATCGAAGCGGCGGGCCGCATCTCGTCCGTCATCACTACGCCCGGCACGGCGCGCTATGACTGGCGCTTCGGTAGCACGGCGGTTTTCGACTCGCAGGCAATTCTGCTCGACACCGTTGCCGCGCACACCACGAAGCCGTGGTGGTTCCGTGCGGTCCTGACGCTGCGAGCTATCGGCACGTCCGCGAACTTCCACGGCGTCGGTATGTGGGCGAACGAAGGCATCCTCGGCACTCCTGCGTCGATGCCCAAAGGCGGCCTCGTGGCGATGTTGCCATGGAATACGACGCCGGCAGTCGGTTCGAACTTCGACTCGACGGTAGCGAACGTCGCCGACTTCTTCTTCACGCAGACCGTCAACACCGGCTCGATGACGCTGCATCAGTACTCAGTGCAGATTGTGAACTAGGATGAAGAACCAGCCCTGGAACGAGATCCTGCCGTTCTTCGAACCCCGCCCGATTCTGGGCGGGGACTTGACGCCGCAGGTATTTTACGTCACGCCGGACGCAGGGAGAAACACCGGTAACACAAGTGTGACCATCACGGGCGTGAACTTCCGCACGCTTGGTGATGGCACACTACCGACGGTAGAGTTCGGCACAGATGCTCTCGGCTACTTCGCGGCGACTTCGGTCGTTGTTGTCAACTCAACTACGATCACTTGTAACACTCCGGCAGGCACGACAGATACTATCGTCAATGTCCGAGTCACCATTCAGGGCGTTGCTGCGACGTTGCACGCCGGCTTCTCCTACTACGGCACGCAGATTTTTTCGATCACACCGAACTGGGGCGTGATCGCTGGCGGCACGACGGTCCTGATCGAAGGAGCGAACTTCGAGGCGGGATCGACGGTGACTTTCGGAGGAAGTGCCGGCACGTCGGTCGCCGTGATCGACGCGCAGCATATCAGCGTGGTGACGCCGAATCACGCCACCGGCGCGGTCGATGTCGTGGTGACCGGCACGAACGGCACGGCGACACTGCGGCAGGGATTCCGCTACACGCTCTTGGTTCGCGGCGATGACATCCGCAGGATGCCCGGCATCCAGGTCACCGACGCGCTCAACAATACGCCGAACACCGCGACCTTCACCGTCGATGGCACCTCGGCACCACCGATTGTCGGAGAGAAGATCGAGATCGTGGACACCGAGGACAGCAATCGCTTGCTGTTCGCCGGCAATATCCAGTCCGTCACGCAAATCTTCGAGGAGCAAACAGATCAGCTCGCGTGGCAAGTGACGTGTGTGGACTTCACGTGGCTCTTCAACCGCCGCCGACCGTTCGGTATCTACGAGTTCGCGTCCGCCACGGACATTGTCAAAGATTTGGTGCAGCGGTTCGCGCCTGGCTTCACGGCGGCGCACGTGCAGTCGAATCTCGCGCGAGTTAACATCACGCTCGACGGCACGAAAGACTTGGTGACAGTGCTCAATGATATTGCCGCGGCAATCGGCGGCGGGCACTGGTATGTCGACTACAACCAAGACGTCCATTTTTTCCACATCCAGCCGGCGTCTCTTCCGCCGGTCATTCCGATGGGACTGTCAGGTCCGAACCTGACACTCGCTGTCGGTAGTGCGATCTCTTCGGTCTTCCAATTTCCGTCCGGCTTCTACGCGATGCAGCACACCTTCGTCTACAGCGATGGGACGGAGTCGCAGTTGCAACCGTTGTCCAACATGGTCTTCATGGACGGCTTGCACCAGCCGTCACTCTCGAGCATTCCGACGGGAGCAACCGTTGGATCGCTCACTTGCACGAAGCGCCGCATCTATTTCCGGCGCATGCTCAACAGCATCT